GCTGGCCACGGCATAGGTGAGCAGACGCGGCACAGCGTCCTGCTCAAAGATGCTGTCGTAATCGAGCGTGCAGATCCACAGCGGCGGCGCCTTCGGATCGGTGTCGCTCTCGACGATGTCGGTGAGCACCCGCTCCAGGCACTGCCCCCAAAACGCCCCTTCAAGGCGAATGGGGGAAATGCCGTACGGCACCAGGCCCCTAGCCCAGCAGAACATGTGATCCTGCCAGCCGAGCCGAGGCACTGACATAGCACAGTGCAATCGGATCGGCCCGCTGCCGGTCTGAATGATGGCAGGCTTTACGCCAGCCACCGCCGAAGTCGCCGCGCCCACGGCTCCTCCTTCGTTGGAGTTGTCGTTCTACCGTCTTCGATCAGCCGAGAACCACGCGATTCGTGACGTTCGCATCCGACGCCGAATCGACGCCCACCTCGCCACGACCCAGCCGGGCCGCCACGACGATGTCGTTGTTCGTGCCGTTCGCCGTCGCATCCGCAGACGGCGTGACCGCCACTTGCAGATACCGCTTGAGAGCCTTGGTGGACACCTCAAACCGCGTCACGTTGACCGTGGCGGTATTGCCGACGCCGGCCAGCGAGTAGTCGGTGCCCTGGATCAGACCCGAGATCGTGCCGTAGCTGCCGTCGGTGTCGCTGTGCTTGATGGTCACGACGCTGGGGGCAGACGTGTTGGCGAGCGAGCGGTAGCACACGTCGATGCTGACCGAGTCGTAGCCGAGGCAGTCGATCGCCACGGTGTGCGTGCCAGCAGAGGCAACGCCCGCAACGCCGGGGCTGATCGAGATAACGGACTTTCCGTTGGCCGCGTGGTTCATGGATTCTGGTTCCTTGGGTTGGTTAGGTTCAGAGGATGAGAGCCACGACCGGGCCAGCCGTCGAAGCGTCGCCCACGTCCGAGGTCACCGCGTCGTAGGACACCGTGGCCTGGAAGTAGGTCTGGTCGAACTCGATGTAGCGGTCGGTGCTTGCCCGCACCGCCACGGCACGCCGCAGGGCGAAGTGGCTCGACCGCTTGAGGTCACCGAAGAGGGCCACGCACTGGCCAGCCGAAGCACTCTTCCGCATGACGTTGTTGAAGAACACCGGCCAGCCGAGGAAGTTGGGCCTGCGGACGCCGTCCACAATCTCGTTGGCGAGGGCGCCGTTGCCGCCGAGGGCCAGCGACTGCATCGCCAGAGCGTGCATCTGCGGGGTGCAGTACCAGCCGCAGGTCGGACTCTGGGTCGCGTAGGTCGGAGCCTTGGCCACGGTGGCGAGGAAGTCATCGACCGTCAGGGCCGTAACCGCCGACTGCGAAGAGTCGTTGATGCCAGCCGTCAGCGTCTCGTTCTCAAACTTCCACTGAACGCCACGGATGCCACCGTAAAGGCTGGCCCCGGTGCCGATGAAGCCGTCCTCGTCGATCCGCTGGGCGATGGCCAGAGCGAACTCTTCAGCCACGAGCCCGGCGAGGTCAATCGCCGAGTCGTCGATCAGCTGGTTGGGGACGCGGGTGCCGACGCGAACTTCCTTGCTGGAAAGCATCACGTTGTCGGTCGCCATGTCGGTCGCCGTGGTCTCGGCATTGGCGCCAGTGTGGTACGCCGTGTTGCCGCCAACGCGACGCGGGATGTAGAGCGTGTCGCTCGTCATCGTCAGGTTGTTGGCCTGCGCCGGGAACGCACCGAAGGACTCGACCAGGCGGATCACCGTCGAGGCAAAGGTGTCAGGGATGAACACGCCGCCCTTGTTGTTGTCGTTGGGCGACAGGGCGCGAGCCTCGACGTGCTTCTCGTACCACGAACGATCCTCGGCACGGCCGAGAACGTAGCCACGAATCCACCGGCCGCACGCCTCAGCGTCGCTGGACGAACGGAAGTGGCGGGCCTTGCCGCTCAGCGAACGCTCGGCAGCCGGGGCCGGGGCCGCATGAACGGCCGCAACCTCGACGGGCTTCGCAGTCGCAGCCACCTTGCCACGCAGGGCAGTGATCTTCTCGGCGATGGCGTGCTCGCGGGACAGCTCCTTCTCGAGCTGCTCGGCTTCGCCGGCCAGCTTCTCCATTTCCGCGACCTGCTCGGCGGAACGCTCCTCGACCTTCGAGAGATCGTCGAGCATGGCAGCCACAGCGGCGGCCCGGTCCTGAAGCTTGGTGAGTTGCGATGCCATCCTTGGCACTCCGTAATGGTGAACGGTGACAGTCCGTGTCTGTCGTTCACACTACGGCACCAATGCCGATTAACCTCGCCGGGAGTTTGTATCTACAAAAGCACGACGGCAGACGTACTCCGCTGGCACGACTTGCTTGGACCGAAACGTGCAGCATTGGCACTCGATGTACCGCACCTGCGAGTGCTCGCCGGCCTGCACGCTGGAGCGGGTACGCACGCGGCCCTTGCCACACTGCGGGCAGATGTCACCCGGTTTTGCCACGCAAAAAGCTCCTGAGACGTGCAGCACGAAGCCGCAGACCAGCAGCCGCTGCCGGCCGCATATCTGGCTTAGCCTCGGGAGCCGGCTCGCTGGCAGGCTCCTGAGATGCTAGCCACGCCTCCAAACTTCGACGGGCAACGCTCGTGGTCGAAGATGGGTACGCCGGGTGCGTCACAACCGACACGTCGTACAGGCCCGACACCTCGCGAATCGAGCGTCGCGGCTTGCCGTCTTCGCCTGGCGCCCACTGCTCCCCCTTTGCGTCAACGGTGAACGCGAACGATGAGCCACGCAAATCGGAACGGGCCACGAGCTCGCCGATCGTGCGACCCAGTTCCGTGTTAGGCAGCACAACCGAATACCGCAGCCCCTTGTCATCGCTGGACAACTCAAGCGTTCCGCTCGATGTGCGGCCCAGCAGTTGGTTTGGATCGTGGTTGAACAACGCGACCACGTCGCCTTTCCCACGCTGGCGATTGAGTACCTTGTCGAAGGCACCCGGCAGGATGGTTTCGCGGAAGCCGCCCAGATCGACGCTGAGCGTGTTGTATCGCACCGCGTAGCCGGTCAGCGTCAGCCGGCCATCAGCCCGCGTCTCCACTGCTACGCCGGCGTCCTCGGCAAACTCCCAGTCACGCCGCTCGATCTGCTCGGCCACAGCCAATTCGTCACTCATCTACAGCCTCCGTGCTTGTGTCGCCTTCCGTCGCGGTGCCCTCGCTTTCGGCCACGTCTTCGACCGTGTCGCCTGGCGTGTCTTCAACTTCGCTGGGCGAGTCGTTGGTTGGCGACTGCATCGGCCCCAGGTTCTCCTTCATCCGCACTTCTTCGGGCGTAAGCCAGCCGTTTCGGATGGCAACCTCGTACGCCTGGTAGCGGGTTGTGATGTCGCCACGCAGCAGCCCTTCCACTAGGAACTCTGCGTACAGGTCACCGTCCTCGGGCAGTACGTCACGCTCGATTGCACCCTCGATGCGACGCAGCCACGGGGCGATGGTGAACTTCTCGAAGGACACCATCTCGCTCTGCAGATTCCCCCAAGTTGCTCTGCCGAGCTCTTGAATCATGTGCGGCGGCATCCGCCACACGCGGCAGATGGCCAACAGAGACTGCATCCATAGTTCTGCCAACTGGCTCTCTTGGTTCGTCGCCGAGACACTGTCGGCCTTGAGCCCGTTGCTGAGAATCGCCGTTCGCCCAGCCTTGGCCGGGCCACGATGGGCGCTCTCCCACTGGTCCCGCAGCTGCTCGCGGACTTCACGGGGCAACGCCTGATCGGTGTGCAGGATGATGCCGGGCTGGGCGTTATTTCGATAGAACGTCGCGGCGTACTGCTCCAGGGCGCGAGCCAGCCCGATCGCATCCTTGCCGAGTTCTACCGGCACCTCGCCGTGCACGCCGTCGAACGACAGCCACCGCACGTGCATGATCTGATCGTCTCGGTACGCCTGCTGCCGGCCCGTGCTGGGATCCGTGTAGACGTAAGACAGCGACTTGTCGTTTTCCTGCACCACCTTCATGCCGCCTGGATTCAGCGGGTGCAGTTCGCTGACGCTGCCACGGTCGCCGGCCACCTTGAATTGGTACGAATTGCCGTAAAAGCCCAGATGCAGGCACATCTGCTCGACCCACTCGTAGCGGGTCTGCCACTTGTTGGGCCTGCGGGCCAGCACGTTGTAGAGCGGCAGATCCTTGGCCCGCTCGCTGTTGTGGTCATCCAGCCGGCGGTAGAGATGGAGCGGAAGGCTCGCCACCGTCTCGGCCACCACGCGGGCACAAGCGAAGTACGCCGCCGTCTTCATCGCCGTCTCGGGCGTGATCCTCACGCCACTCTCGCCGGCCATTGCCACGAGGTCATCCCAGCGGGACATGCGGGTATCGAGGAACTTGATTTCGGGCAGTGCTGCCGTCGCTTCCATGCGTCACCAAAAGGAAATCTCGGGCATATCGGCGGGCTTCATGCTCTCGCCCATGTGCACGCCTACGGCCATGATGGTTGACACCACCGCGTCCACGCGCTCCGTGCTCTTGGCCTTGCTCACCTTCAGATTCCCGGCCGGATCGGTCTGTACGGCCGCGTTTCCTAACTGCCAACCTACCAACGGATTCAATCCAAACCGCACCTTTCCATCGACCACAAGAGCCTCCAGGCGGCGCGTCGGCGCTGTCATGGACGCAAAACCCTGCCCGTACAACGTCACCGGCAAGCCTTCGTCGGAGAGCTCGGTGGCAAGTTGCGTCGCGTTCCATCTGTCGATTGCCAGCTTGCGGATACGGTGCTTCTGGGCAAACTCAAGGATGTCGGCCTTAACCCGCTTGTAGTCGGTGCTGCGGCCCTCGGTGTACGTCAGCCACCCGTCTCGGTGCCAAGCCGTGTACTGCACGCGGTCGTTTCGTTCTCGCTCGGCGGCGTTGTGCTCGGGTATCCACGCCATGACGTGCACGTCGTAGCCGCCCGCTTCGTTGGGAGCCACGGCCGAAAAACACGTGGTGTCGTAGTTGCTGGCTAGGTCGAGCCCGCACCACACCTCCCGGCCCTCAAGAGGCTCCGACAGCGGCCCCATGCACGCGGCGATCTGGTCTGGTCGCAGCCACCGAACGTCAGAGGTAGTGGGAATGTTGAGCCGATACCGCAAAAACGAGTTGAGCTTCGTAGCAGAGTTCTCAGCCTCTTTGCAGTCTGCGGCGAATGATTCCTCGCTGATCGTCTCGCCGAGGCTCGGGTTTGCCTTCTTCCACACGGCCGGGCTTTTCCAATCGTCCTCGCGGCCAGCCGCGTAAATGCACCCAAAAAAAGCCGGGTCAAACGCCGGGTCTGCTATGCACCGCTCGGCATAGTCGTGCTGCTCGTACCACAAGTGCGTTTTGTTCGCCTCGCCGGCCGTCGTGATCGACAGCACAAGCGGCTGCCGGCGAGCCGCACCGCCGTACCGCAGAGCGTCCCACAGTCGGCGGTCGCCACGCTGGGCGTGCAACTCGTCGAACAGTAGACAGGAGATGTTCAGTCCCTCGGCCCTGAACGCATCCGCCGACAGCACTCGATAGAACGAGTTGCTGGCCTTGTGAATGATCGTCTTCCGCGAGTCGAGCACTTCCAGCACCTTGGACAGAGCCGGCGACGAGCGAACCATCGACGCGGCTTCGCGGTAGATGATGCCTGCCTGCTCGCGGTCGCTTGCCGCACCGTAGACTTCGGCCCCGGCCTCACCGTCTGCCACCAGCATGTAAAGGGCGATGCCGGCAAGTAGCGTCGACTTGCCGTTCTTCTTTGGGATCTCGATGTACCCGACGCGGTGCTGCCGCGTGCCGTCCGGTTTTAGCCTGCCGTAGATTTCACCAAGGACGTACCGCTGCCACGGCAGTAGAAGAAACGGCTGACCTGCCGTCTGCCCCTTGGAGTGCTTGAGCACTTTTTCAAAGAACGAGTAGACACGCTCGGCCTTGGCCTGGTCGATGCCGGGCCGGCTATCCGTGGGCCGAGAAGAACTCTTCGAGCTCGTCTTTTTTGACTTCGACTTGCGTGGCAAGCTTCGTCCTCGAGGAAGGCGTCAGCCCGAACTCACTCAACAGGCTAGCCTTCATGGCAACCAGCGAGCGGTAGAGCGGCCCCGCCGGGTTGGGCTTCATGCCACCGGCTGCGGTGTGAGAGACGGCACCACTGGCTCGCAGCTGCAAAAGGCACGCCTGCTCCGCGGCGTGAACCTCGCACAGCGTCGCCAACGCTTCGCCGTCGCCAGTAGTCAGCACGCCCATCCGCGAGAGGACGCCGGCGAGCTCGTGCCACTTGGCAACGGCGATCTCGTCAACGGCGAGACGCTCGGGCATCGGCGGCACACCGATTGGTGCCGATGGCTCCCGTTTTTGCGGCCCCTTCGCGGTGCCTTCAAGAATCCGAAGGGCTGTCGGCTTCGGCCTGCGGCCTGCTTTTGCCACGATTCACCTCGGGCCGATTGTTAGGAACCAAACGAAACAGCACGTTGCGTGCCGCTTTTAGAGGCCAGCTTTTGCCGCTAAATGTTCAAAAAACCCCTGCGATTTCGATGCCGCGCACGCGGGCTTACCCGTACGCGGTTTATCTCGTACCGCCAAAAGTTTTCTTGTTGTTCGCCGCCCGCCACCCCTCATGCTTCGAGTGGCACGAGACGCACAGACAGCGAAGGTTGCGGACCTCATCGCTGCCGCCTTGGCTCTTCGGCACGATGTGGTCAACATGCGCCCGCTTGCCGGCCACCACTGCCTTGCATACCTGGCACTGGTAGTTGTCCCGCAGCAGCACCTCACGCCGTGCGGCCTTCCATCCAGCCGAGCAGTAACCTCGAACTGTCGCCGATGGCCGATTCGTGTCGGGTGCCCGTGGCCGCTTTCGCTGCCCAACCCACGGCGGCTTGAACGTTGGCAGCCTGTCTGGCATGTCAGCCCTTGAACATCACCGTGCCAACGGTGCCAGTGCTGTTGGTGGTCGCGGACACGAACTTGATGAACTGGGCCGCAAACACCTCGTCGGGCATCGCATACGCACGGCCGTCAGTCGTGGACGCCGACAGCGTGATCTTCACCACGGCCCCGTCCTTGTCGTACAGCTGGTAGAAC